TATTCCCTGCATTATCGGGAACACCAAGTGTTGTTAAAACTGCCATGTTAGTCTCCTCTATACTAGCTAATACTATTTATAAGAAATCAGTGAAAAAAAATGGACGCACTTGGCGCCCATTAAGTTTGTAGTTATTTTAGTTTTTTTATACGTTAGATAGTGTACCAGTATTAACAATACGGATTGGAATGTAAATAAATTCTACTGACTTAGTTGGCTCAATTGCTACATCAATATAAAGTTCATTACGATCAATACGTGCTGGTGTGTTATTACTTGTATCACAAACAACTGCAAAATCTGTTACGCCTCTACGACTTAAAATGTCTGCAAGGAAGCGTTCAAATACTTGTTTTGCTCTTGCTCTAGTTTGTGCATCATTTTGTTCAAACAAGAATGGTCTAGCAATATTGTCAAAACGCTCTCTCAAGTAAGCAACTAAACGTGCTACGTTAATACGGTCAAGTGCAGTAGTTGTACTTGCTAGTGTTTTTTGTCCATATATAACTGTGCCCTGTCCAGTAAATGTTGTAATTGGGTTTAGCTTGGCTGTATACATAGTGTCACGCTGGCCCTGTGTTAGTGTAATTGCTTTAAATTCACCTTCACTAGTAATAAAACCAACTGCACTTGCGTTTTGTACAACACCACGTGTTAATCCTGCTGGTGCAAACCATGGGAAACTAATGTTGTCATTATATGCAAATGTATAAAGTGCCATATGACTTGGTGGAACAATTACTGTTTTACCTGCAACTGGCTCAGTTGAGCTACCTGCTGGATAGTATGCAGCACTATATGTGTTATTTGTTACTAGTCCATCTTCACCATTTTCTGTAGCTACTGCGGTATTTTTAACCCAAGCAAGTGCTTCAGTTGCATTTTTACGCATTGGTGTATCAATAATGATAAAACCAGTTTCGCCACGATCACTGTTTAGTGTTACTAGTTCGTCAGTTAGTTCAGGATAATTAGGTGCCGCTAGTAGACTATATGTGTACTGATCTTCACGTAAATCTGCACCTGCTACTACTGCTTGCATGCCAGCCGCTATAACTTTACGTTGTGCATGTCTACCAAAAGCGCCACTACCATCTGAATGATTAGCCGCTGCATTTCTCCATGCTGTGCCGTTCCAACTACGTACTGTATTTCTACTTTGTGCCATATTAACTACAAGCATTCCATCTGGATAAATTGTCGCATCTGGAGCACCTGCAATCGCAGCACCGCCGCCTTTAGTGTCGTCAATGTCAGCAAACAATACACCGTTTGCGCTTGTTTGGTCACTATTTGAATGTTTAACCCAAGCAGAACCATTATGCTGATAAATTTTAGGATAGTCACGGGCATTAGCACCGCTTGCTAATGTTGTGTCGACCCAAATATCACCATCCGCTAATGCGGCGCCTAAGGTGTCTGTTGTTGGTGCTGTTGTGCTATATTGTACATCAGCTGCTGCGGTCCATGCAGAACCATTACTAGTATAAATGTCTAAACTATCAACTGTGTTATCAAACCAATATTGACCAACTGTTGCTGTTGCTGTTGGTGTTGCAATTTGTGCTAATATTGATGTAGCTATAGCTATAGGTGCTCCTAATGCACTTACAATAGTAATATCAATTTGATCTACGGCTTTTCCTAACAGTACTCCGCCTGCTGTTGCACTTGATGTTAATGCTGTTGCACTTGATGCATCTTGTGGAACGAATGTAGTGATGTCTGTATTATCTGATCCATCACTTACACCAACTACTGTTTGTGGTGTCCATGCACTTTCAATAAACTTACTAATTGCAATGCTTACACCATTTCCTGGTGAAGTTGTTTTAACCCAAACATCGCCGTTAGATGGAGTTACGGGAGGATTATAATGTTCTTTAAGTGTTGCGCCTGCTGTTACCCATGCCGCTCCACTTTCTTTATAATATTCAATACTGTTACTTGATGTTGAAATCACTACATGATAACCGCCAGTTACAACTGCCGCCGCTGGTACTGTTCCTGCCGCACCAGCAATTACTTCTACTGTTGGTTTTTTATATTCCCATAATCCGCTTGTACTATTCCATACATGAATACCATACTTACTAGCATCTGTGTCTAGCCCATATGTATTAGCTGTTGAGTAAGTACTTGTTGGTTGAATTGTTGTTGAAATTAATTCTGCTAGGTCAATATTAGCACGAACGATGTAAGCTCGTGACCCTTGTCCTAAATAACTATATGCGGCTAGTAAGCCGTATTCACTTGTTTCGCTACCTTGTACAATAGCTGTTCCTGATGTAGTAAATGTTGGATTACCAAAATATTGTGTAAGCTCACGCTGTGATGTAACTGAAATTACATTGCCAGCTTGTGTTGCTTTTGTATATTTTGCAATACCGTCTGATTCACTACCAGTTGGATCTGTTTTGTTCTCTCTTGTTGCTACAACAATTAGTGGTACTGTTCCGTTTCCGGCGGCGCCATATGCGCTTTCGTCAGTTACACTAACCTGTACACCTGGTGATACTAAAGCCATTTTGTTCTCCTCTGGTTCTATCTATCTTATTGGTATTTATTAGGATAGCTATATATCAGGGGCGAAACGAGGGTTAACTACGTGGTTAACTTGTACTGTAAGGATCAATGTGTGAAATAAGTGCATGTACATTAAATTCCAAATCTTCTAATGTACCGTTATTATCAATTGTATAATCAGACATCCATTGTTCCAAACTCATACTATTTTTATTCTCTGGTGGTAAATGATCACTACGGTCAACCCAAATACAGTAATCAAATACACCTGTGTTTTTCATAGAATGAAATTCTTTTTTGTTTCTTAGCCCACAATAGATATCATAAGCATTAAACATTTCTCTACCTAGTGTAGCAGGATCCGGTACATTGTAATCGCAGATCGCATCATACCATTCTTGTCTATGGTTGTGTCTGTCAGCATAACATTCTTCTTCGTTAGCGTATCCGTATTTGTCTTTAAGGTCATTGTATATAAAAAGTTTAGAGCAAAACTTACTGCTACTTTCAAATGTGTATCCATACTTGTCTCTGAGAATTTCACAGACAGTATCTTTGCCATGGCGTCCATGGCCTATTACTAGTAATTTTAATTTCATGTTTATATTATAATTGGATTTGATGTATTTGTCAATACCTAAAAGATGATATTACCAGCAATACTAATTCGATATTCATCTGATGTATAAAATGCATTTACAGAATGAGACAATTTTGATGGAAAGATTATAAAATGTTTTTCCATTGTCTTGTCTATTGGCAAGCAAGACGTTTTTATATTTCCTAATATGTCAGTATAATGAAAGTTAAACATTCCAGCCTGTGGTGAGTTACTATGCTTAACACTGTTGTGACTAAGTTCATCTTCCATAAGGAAAGGTACTTTAATCCATATTACAAAACTAAACTTACCTTCATGACTGTGTATTGGATTAAATTCATACTTCTTTTGGAAGTTTACCCAAGTTCCATTTTCCTTAAATTTTGGAATGTTATCCTTTTCAAACGATCCCATTTGTATTCCATAGTCAACAATATGTGGATACAATTGTTCCATAATACAATCAGGAGTAATAACATATTCACGTTCAATGTTACCTGCTAAATTATTGTTATTTGGAACAGCTGAGTTGATGTTATTTTGAATATGTGCTATCTCATTAGTAACTGGTACAAGTTCAGATTCTGAAAACTCTCCATGATAGAATCCAGCAGTATATAAAGGTTGAAAGTTGTTCATAAAATAAGTCTTATGTTTTTGATTATCCGATAATTATACCTAAGCCAGCTTGCCCATCAGTATAAGTTTTAAGTTCATCATCTAGTTTATCAATTGACATTTGTGCATCGTTGTGCAATGCATCAGCATTAAGACTTGTACCACCTTGTGGTCCTGCAATAGTGTTAAATTTGCCACGTGCTTCAGCTAGCATTAGTTTACTATATGCCAATGATAATTCTTTAATCCATGGCATAGCATATGTATCAGTTAATAATTCTTCATCACTACGATGCTTAAACACATGTAAGTATACAGTGTCTACTGCTTTTATTTTGCGGTGTATGAATAAATTTTTTGTAACTGTATTCCAAGTAAAGATCATTTCTTTACCAAATAACCGTCCTAGTGCTTCACGATGTTGAGATAGTGCATCAAATGTTGCCATGCCGCCAGCTCTACCACTGTTCATTAGCATGTTGTTTAGGTACGCAGTTTCAAATGGTTCAATTGCTCCGCCAGCACTGCCGTCTACTGTACCAGTACCACGTCTGTAAATATTATAAACTTCAATAACGTTATCAGGTAACGTATAGTCTGATACATCAACCTGTACATTAAGTTTAATAAAGCCTTCTTCAACAGCGTTTTCACTACGCTGTCTATACTTTTCAAATGCTTTTCTAATAGATAGATCGTAGTGCTCGGGGTCGAGCTCTACATCTACCATTTGTCCACCTAAGCGAAGTTCAATTTCTTTTATAAGTTCATCACGTTTTGCCATACTAATATTTATGCTACTTGAATGCTTTTAAGATAATAGTATCTTCGTTGATCCTACCATTCATTTTAATATCAGTAGTTTTCAGATATCCGAACTGTGATTTAAGTTTATGCTGTGTTACCTTCTTCCACTGTGGTAATATTTCAGTTGGCTTACGGACTGTTTTTTGTCTACTTGTTTTTTCATCAAAGAACTGAAGTGTAGTACCTTTAACCTGCAATGTTGCAGCATGTTCTGCGTAATAGATACCAAGTTTTCGTGTCTTGCAATTAAAAACAACCAATGCTGTTGCACCAATAATATCCTGTGGAGGAATACTACTAATACCGAAGTCTGGATCACTTGCTTTAAACTTGAGCTTTTTAATTAAGTCAACAGCACTCTTTTGCTTTGGCTTACGTACAGCACGAGTTTGTTTTTTCTCTGCACGAAGAATTTCAAGTGCTTGGAAGATACGTTGATAAAAACCATGCAACTCTTTCTTTTCTTTTGTACTCAAGTGATTGTATCCTTCAGCAAGTTGCTGTTGCATATCATCTTGCTTCTTAGGAGCAGGTAAGTTAATAAGTTCAGTAAGTTCTTGATATGCGCCTTCATAAAACTGTTGAATAAAGCGAGCATGTCCGAGATTAATTTCCAGCTTACGGAATAGTTTTAGTGGTTGCTTGTCTTTGAGAGGATTATTTTT